CATCAAGAAGCCTTGTGATAAGTTCCTTAACTTTCATCGTTATCCCCTCTCTCCATAGGTACACCCATCTGTTGCATACCACGGCTCGGTACACGGGTTTCTTTTACAGCCATTAAAGTTATAGACCCAATACTTGCAGTCTTGGCAACGCACAAGGTCTTGCACATACTCGCCGCCCTTTATCTTTATGCGGTCACTTGTCAGTTTTACTACTGCTTCACTCATCGCTCTCACTCCTTATCATATCGTTCCACTTATGTTTCGCATCGGCTTCGGAAATACCGCTGACTCTCTTACCGCACCTGATGCACTGAAGAGTGATTATCATCTCCTTGCCATTCCATCTGCTCCAATGCTCTCGTCTGTTGCTGCCGCATGTACAAGGCAGGAACTTCTCTTCAGCCTTGATCGGTATCAGTTTGTAGCCTTGTGCCTTTGCCTCTTTCTTTAGTTCTTCAAGTGTCATTGTTGCCTCTCCTTGTGCAAACAGAGGCAGGGCGGTGATAATTTTTCAAGACGTCCTTATAAAGTTGTGTGCCCTGCCCCCGTGGCTGCTTACTTCAAGTGCGCTTTGCTCTTCTCGATCGCCTTCGTGCGTCTGGCCTCGTTCTTGCCCGCCTCGTACTGGCTCAGCTTGTAGCATCCCCAGCACAGCCAGTGCCTTTTACGGCCTGAGCTATAGGACATCATGTCGCGCTCGCTGAACTCTTCGCCGCAGACCTCACACTGCCTCACAGTCCCATTCGCTGCCATAGCGCCTCCAGCCTCGCCTTGTTCTCTTTGGCGTTCTTGTCGTTCTGCCTCGCGATCTCTGCCTTGATCTCCGGCAGAGCCATCTCGAAGCGCCTCTTCGCCATCGCGCGGCTCGACTCTATCTCCTTCCATATCGCCTTCAGGCCGTCGATGTCCTCGACGTATTCCTGAATCTCATACGGCAGAGCCTTGAAGTCGTACTGCGTGAATGCCGTCTTGCTGATGCGGGTCTCCGCGTGTCTGTAGACCTTGCGGTCAAGTTCGGGATCGTAACGGAACCCGCCGGGGTCGATAATGGACAGATGCTCCTTCCCGTTGACGATCGCATCCGCAGTATTCGCGAGCTTGTTGAACAGCTTGTCTGCCTCCGTGAAGCTCTCGCCCTGCGGGATGTTCTCCTCCGCGACGATCACGTTCATGATGTCCGACGGCTGAGGCAGAAACGGCTTGCCCATCTTCGCGTATGCGCTTACGGCATCGTTCACGTGGTCGTAGCTGTCAAACTCGAACATATCCGTCCAGGCATCGAGCATTGCTCTCTTCTCGTCGGCTGTCAGCCTCCTCGCCTGAGTCATGTACAGTTTGCTCACGCGCCCGAGTATTTTCTTCGCCTCATCTCTGGTCATTCTATGTCCTTGAAGAGGAAGAGGTCGTCCTCCTCCGTCTTCTTCCCCCTTCTTATATATTCTTTACTTTCTTCAGTTGTTGCCCTTCGTTTGCCCTTCGTTTGCCCTTCGTTTGCCCACTCGCTTGCCCATTCGTTTGCCCTTTCGCGGTCGTCAGATTGGTAAAGGTCATAATTTACAACGGTTATAAGCCTTCCGTCGTTTGCCCCTTTGCTTGTCACTTCGCCTGTCGAAATTAGCTTGTTTAGTGAAGTGCGAGTCTGCTTGAAGGTCAGCCCTGACTTCTTCGAGAGGGTCTCGAGGCTTGTCCAGAACGAACCTCTCGGGATCGTCTTGCCGTGCCACTTTTTATCCTTCCAGTTGGCAAGCAGCAGGATCGTCATGAAGAGCCGGAACGTGTTCTTATCGTCCCACCATTCCCACTCAAGGAGCGACCTGTGTATCTTTATGAATCCGTTCATTCTCCTTTTCCCATGCCTGATACATCTCTATCCATTCATCGAACGGCATCGTGACGAGCCACTTGCGGCGGTCTTTTCTGTGAAAGACTGCGGGTTTCTCGCCCTCATTCGCATCGCGGACAGCCTGATCCACGGCGTTCTCCACGTTCAGTTTTTCCACGCGCTTTACCTCGATGTGTATGCCGGGGAGGCCGACAACATCCGCATCACCATTTGCTCCGCTGAATTGCTGGCCTCTCCTTGCATCATATCCGTACTTTTTCAAAAGGTGAGCCACCTCGAGCTCGCCGCGCTTGCCTTTATTTCTGCTGTTCATGTGTTGTAGCTTTCGATGTTACGGCAGCACCATATTTATCAACCACGTAGTTGAAGTTTTTCCCTCTCGGTACTTCACCCGTTCCGATAAATTGCTCGTAACACACGAGAATTATGTCATGGAGATATTTAATGTCTACTTTTGTGTGGTTTCGTGATGCAGAAATTTGCTTCTGCGCGACCGTTTTTCTCATGTATCCAATAACCGGAGTGTCGTTGTCGCCTTCTTCGGTTTTTTCCACAAAAGCCTCTATCAGGCTGCGATCGGCTCCATCACTCAAGTAATTTATGAGCCATAAAGGTTTGGCATATGCGGAACTCCCGCCGCCGTAAAAGCATTTATTCAGACGCGCACCGAGACCATAAAAGTCCTCAATATCAGAGAGATTGTCATTGACGAATTGGACCGTCTCTTCGCGCGTTGGCTTTACTACTCCTTTTTTATAACGTCCCGCAACCTGACCCTTTAGCGCGTTTGTAAGCGTGGCCCCTTGCTCAATACATATTGCATAATTAGCAATTGAAATGATCGCGTTTTTATTCTTGCAGTCTATGTAATCCGCTGCTTTGCGAGAAAGTCCGCGATCAAACTGCGGAAACCACTCCTCTGGAACGTTATATGAAATCATCGTCGAAATTGACTTATTGGCGCTAATTACCGCATAGCACCGATGCTGCCCGTCCATGAGGTGTCCTTTATCGGATAGCACGATGTCCTGATTGACCATATACGGGTTCCACTCTCCCAGGGAAATCGACCGCGCGATCTCGTTTATATGATTCCACTTAAGGGCGCGATTGTTTTCATAATTAACCGAAATAAATTCTTCCGCCATGCTTGGTGTCAGAAGTATCCTCTCGCGACGCTCGTTATAAGGCTTATATTCCATTTTTACCCTCCTTCCGCAACCTCTTAAAACGGCATATCTTCAGAAAGCTGTTCGAACGAATCAGCCTTCTCGCCTCTCGGAACATACGGCTTGTCGAAGTCTACCTCGCGAGCCCAGAGCATATGCTCGGTGCGCTCGTTGCCGTCCTTGTCCCTGAACTTTCTGTTTGAGAGCGAGCCTCTGATCGTGACGAGCGTGCCGTTCTTCAGGTCGTGAGGGACCTCGACGTCTCTCGTCATCCTTACCTCGAGCGACTTGTTGATGTAGTCGCCCGTCTCCTGATCCTTCGAGGATGTCGAGATCGAGTACGAATACCACTTCGTTCCGTCATTCCTCGCGTGCTCGTTCACCCACAGTCTTACATTCTCAGCATTGACTTCTATCATTTGTTTCCTCCCTTCTCGACCAGTTCGGCCTTCTTCCTCAGCTTTATAAGGCCGAACGCGTACTCCTTCTTTGTCAGCTCGTCGACTGAGCCCGCGCCTCTTCCGAAATTGTCGTTTATCATCTTGAGGAACGCGGCCGTGTCGCTGTCCGTTGCCTGAAGCATCTTCTTCATCAGCGAAGCCTCCTTCGCGCTGACAGTCTCGTTGCCCTCCTGATTGAGGAGAGCGTTCTGCAGTTCCTCCGCGCTGCATATCGAGGCATCTATGCCGAAGCCCGCCATGCCGAGCGCTCTGCCTACCGCCGAGGTCTCGCAGTTCTCGATGTAGCTCGTCTTGTTGATGTATGACGAGTTCTCTTTCTCGTAGGCGTGTCCGACTCCGAGGATGTTTCCTCCGTCGTCGAAGCACGTGGCTTTCATCACGACCACGCCGTCCGCGAGACTTACGATCTCGCTCGATATGCCTCCGTTCGGGTGGACCATCCTGAACGCGGTCACGCGCTGGTTCACCTCAACGTACTCCTTGCCCTTTACGTCAATGGGCTTGATGGCTCTGTTCGCCATCTTGATGTCTTCATAAGTTGCCATACAGTACCTCCCATGTATCAAGCATCTTTCGTGCTTTCTTCTCGATCTCGTGCGCCCTGTGGAGTTCCTTGAGGGCGTACTCCTTGACCGCGGGACCGTCATCGGGACCCGCGTGGAAATATCCGTCGCCCAGGTTGATGATGACAGCCTCGCCCGCCGCGTTCTTCTCCATGATGAGTCCGCGCATATATCTGTCGACGCTCCCGTCCTTCGGCCTCTTCATCGGATGCTCTCTGTCGCCTATGTTGTCGAGCAGAAACTCCGCAAGCCATTGCGCTTTGCTTCCCGGTGTGGTACCATAATCTTGCTTAGGGATTGGTGCACCTGCGGGTGTGCCTTTTTCATTCTTCGTCATCTTCTACCTCTGCCTCCTCGCGCATTCTCATGCACCTGTCGCATTCTTCCTTGCTGTTTCCGCACTTACCGCCGTTCGCCATGCTCTTCCATATGCAGTACGGATCGTCCCATTCGTTGAACGGCTCGCCGTCGCTATACCAGCTCATCATCGTCCTCCTCGTCTTCCAGACCGTCACAGTCGTCGCCGTACTTCGGGCACTCTTTGCACTTATAGACATCGCAGTATGTCACGATCTCCGTGCGGTCGTCCCTCCAGTACGAGTCCCTGACCATCAGGTTTTCCATGTGCGTGATCTCGTATTGTGATATTGGTTTATACATGCTCTCTCACCAGCTTCAGAATCTTCAGATTGAGCATGGCGATCTCTGCGTCCTTCTCGGCGATGACAT